GTTATATCCTCCAATAATGCTACCGGCATAAAAAATAATAGGAAATTGTTTAATTTCTCTCTGTGATAAATTTTTAATAAACAATAAAAATTTTTCCTTATCTTCAATAATATAATCATCACAATCCACTACATTAAAAAGTAAACCTTTATCTTTTAAAATTTTTTTTACGTTAGAACAATTAGGACATCCACTTTTACTATAAACAGTAAAGTCAGTATCAGATGGTTTTTCGAATTCCATTGTTATTAATATTGTATATGTATTTATATTTTTTTAAACACAAACTCTATAATAATTTGTTTCAATAGCGGTTTTACTTGCTCTAGTAATATTACAAACCTGTCCAGGTCTTAAACCGATAACTCTAGCTACAGGATCAAATCGAGAAATATCTGGAAATTGTACTTTATCCGTAATATTATATTTTGTCATAACTTGCTTAACTTCTGATTCCATCATGACACGATGAGGAGGAACAAGTTCATGTTCAAGTATATTAAATTGTAATCGTTTAATACTTTCAATTACAATGAAAATACCTTCACTCTCCCAAATATGCTTAAGCTCATTAATTAGAGTTTCATTAGGGTCATCCTTAATTATTATAAATAATGTATCTGTCTTTTTAAGAGTTTCAGTTAAAATGAATAAATCATCTATCATTTCTTGAATATTTTTAGGAGCGGGTCTAGATGCTAAATAAAATCTAATATATATTTTTTTCTTAGGGGTTTCATCAGTAACATTATCATCGTTTGTTTCCAAGAGCATATCAAGTTGATTGTTAAGTTTCATTGAATTGACTTCATTTATACTAAAATTAGAGTAATCATTAACATTATAACCTTGCTTTTTCATAAGATCTAGAACATTCTTTCTAGAATTATAAATGTGTGAAATTAAAATACTTGAGTTTTGACTTGCCATTCTATATTATAATATAAATATATTGATTTATTTTTATTTCATTTTTATTTTATAATGTTATTTTTCTAGTTCCAGATGAAGATGTAACATCTGACGAAGAACTATTCGGTTCTTGAATTATTACTTTTTTCTCTCCAGAATCAGTCTCGACGGATTTGTCTTCTTCTTTGGTTTCTTGAGGAACGTCTAAAATATTTGGATTTATTATTATTTCTTTAGGAGGAGGAGGGGAATCCGGTGATTGTGGTGCAAAGCCTGGAGAATCAGGTGTCGAAGAATTTGGAGCATAAGGAGGTGAAGTTGGAGCATATGGAGGTGAATTTGGAGCATAAGGAGGTGAATTTGGAGCATAAGCTGGTGAAGTTTGAGCATATGGAGGCGAGTCTCCAGACGGCGGTGAATAAGCAGGTGAATAAGGAGCATAAGGAGGTGAATCAACTGGAGTAACTGGAACAGGTGTATCAATAGTAGCCGGATCTGGCATTTCCGGATTCTCGTCAAGATAAGGTTGATTTTTAACCTTTACCTCAAGAGTTCTTTGAATACTATAAATTGTTTCTTTAATAAGGTCTGCCGGAGGTTTATCACTCTTTAATAATTTATTTATATTGTCAGAATAAGACATACTTAGGAGCTGATCAACATTTTCTTCAGTAATGATGCGCATTTGAACATTCATGACTTGTAGTTCTTGTATTAATAATTTAAAAGCATAAGGAACCCTCAAAATGCTAAATGAACGTCCAAATCTACTAATATTCATGATACTTTGTGTGCCGTCAGGATTTGTATTAAACTTGATAGGTCCGTCAACAGCAGGACTCAAGAATAAATTTTTGGCTTCATTATAAATAGCAATTGCGCCAGATTTATTACAAACAGCAATATAATAATCCTTGCTTTCCCCTCTTACCATAAAGGATTCATTTAAGAAATAAGACATACCATGCGCTAAGACACCATCGCGTTCCATCTCTCCAATACGAAGACCACCATCATTAGCACGACCTTGTACAGGTTGTCTAGTCAAAACTGTGTTAGGTCCGCGAGCACGATAATTGATTTTATCTTTAACCATGTGCTTCAAACGCATATAATAAGTTGGACCAATATAAATATCTGCTGCTAGTTGCTCACCGGTCATTCCATTATATAAAATTTGATTACCTGATGAATTGAAACCTGCTTTTACAAGAAGAGGAGCGTAAGTAGAATAATTTGGTCCCTTAACTTGAAATGCCGTACAGTCGCCAAATGCTCCATAACTTGTGCAAACTTTTCCGAATAATGACTCTATGATTTGACCAATAGTCATACGAGATGGAATAGCATGTGGATTAATAATTAAATCAGGTCTAATTCCGTCTTCAGTAAAAGGCATATCATCTTCGGGTATAATGAGACCTAAAGTTCCTTTTTGTCCCGCCCTTGAAGCCATTTTGTCACCAATTGCGGGCAGGCGTTCTTCACGAACCCTAACTTTAGCAACATTAAATCCTTCCTCCCCAAGTGTAATAAAAGATTTATCTACGTATCCAAGTTGCCCCTTTTTAGGCTTAACTGAATCATCAGTCCAAACATCCTTTGTTGTTAAACTTGAATTAATTTTTCCAATTAAAATAGTTTTATCATTAAGTTCAGTATTTTCTTTAACAAGACCATGGTCATCTAAAAAACTATAGTCATAACCCTTTTTCTTACCAGTTACGTTATTCTTTTCAATGCTGGCAAATTTTGAATTAGTCATACCAGTTATTTTAGAACTTTCTTCGCGATCTTGATAAGAAGAATAATATGTAGTTCTAAATATTCCACGTTGAATAGCACCTTCATTAATTAAGATAGCATCTTCAACATTATATCCTGTATAACACATAATAGCAACAATAGCATTAATTCCATATGGTTGTTCTTCATTATTTACATATTCTAAATATCTTGACTTGATTAATGGTGTTTGACCATAATTTAAAATAACTCCCATTTTGTCAATGCGCATTTGATAATTCGTATGATAAACAGATACAGCTTGTTTACTTTGACCACAAGAGAAAGCACTACGTGTAACAGGATTATTCTCTGGATAAATAACCAAATTTCCCATAACTCCAAGAATTAGAGAAGGATCTATTTCCATATTAGTATACCATTTGTTCTTTTTTAATTCATCATTTGAAGTAGCAATTAACAATGACTCTTCTTCAGAAGTATCAACATAATCAACCATAGATTTAAAATGTTGTAGTTTTTCCAATATTAAACCTTTGTCGCTACCAATATCCTTATAAAGAGAACTTAAATCATAAATTTTATTATTTTTCGTTTTAAAGTTTTCATCAGTTTTGGGCATAAATCCTGATATAATCTGTTCCCAAGTAATTTTACCATTTTCTAATAAATTATGAATTTCCCTTCTATCATAACTTAATTTATTGTTTTCAATATAATAAATTGGTCTAGATAATCTTCCCGAATCAGTATAAATGCTAACTTCATTTTTATGATAGTTAAATGAAATGCTTGTGTAAACCGGTATAATACCATTACGCCTATACAATTTTAACAAATTTACTAACTCAATTGGTGTATCAATTACTCCAATCCAATTACCATTTACAAAAATTTTTGAACTACTACCTAGCTGTTCAGGTGAACATTCTAATATATTTCTCATTGGTGTATTTAAACGAAGCCATTTAATAAGTGGATATCCAGAAGAACCACTAGTTATATAAGTACTAATTGACATGTGTTTATGGAGACCAATATTTCCACCATCAGGAGTATCAACCGGGTCAATAAATCCCCATTGAGAAGAATTTAAAAGACGAGGTCCAACAACTTTTGCACTAGCATCTAATGGTAAATTAATTTTACGTAAATGTGAAATAAATGTATTCCAACTTAGACGATTGAGATCTTGAACAGCTCCAATTCGCTTTGTATGAGCCTCAGAACCCCAATTGCCTTTAAATGCTTTTCTAAAACCTTGTTCAACTAATCTATCCTTAAAAAATGTTTTAAAGTTTGCTTCAATTAAACCAATAAAATTATTTTTATATTTGTTTTCTTCTTTTTTATCACCTGATTTATCCTTTGATTTTATTTGTTTCTTTTCCTTCCTAGAGAGTGTTTCGTCTTCTTTGTATTCACCTTTGTGATAGTAATATTCTTCATCAATTTTACGTGTTATATCTTTTTTCTGAATTAAATAATATTCTCTAAACAAATCGTATACAAGAGTACCAGAAAGCTCAACTCTTTTAAATCTAAAATTATCACGGTCAGTTGGTTTTTCTTCTTTTGTGTAAACTTTTAATAACTTATTTACCATATAACCCAAAAAAAATGCTTTATCTAAAAAGTTCAACTCTCCAACATGTGGCAAAAAATAATCAGAGAGAATTTCAATTACACTTGATACAGTACCTCTTTTAGTTAGTTCCGCAATAAATTCTAAAGCATTTTGTTGATTAAAAAATTTATATGCGTCATGAACTGAAGGAATAAATAAATCAATGTAAGGATTTTTATTATTTTCAATTTCATCATCTAAATCAGTTAATAAACATGTTTTAATTATATCTTTATCAGATACAACACCAAGAGCACGCATTAAAATGAAAAGTGGAACAGGTTTTTTTACATTAGGAACAGAAACTACTATTTGATTATTTGATAGAGAAGGCGAAGGTGCTACAATTTTAACAGCAGTTGTTCTAATTGGTTTTGATGTATCCTCTGATACAGATCTAATTTCAGCTGAAAAACTGTATGTATCATCATCTTTATTTTTTCTGATATAAAGCAAGTTATCTGCGAACTTTTCTTGAGAAATTATAACTTTTTCCATACCATCAATAATAAAATACCCCCAACAATCATTGCGACATTCTCCCATATTAAATCTTACATCCTTATTAAGTGTATTTAAAATACATAAATCTGATTGAAGCATAATAGGAAAACGTCCAAGATAAATTTTTGGCAATAATATTGAATGTCCTTTTTTCTCATCACCCTCATAATAAATAAAATCAACTTCAACATCATAATGAATTGTTACTCCATATGTCATATTTCGTAGACGAGCGT